TCAATAATAAAATAAAATGAACGACTTTCAATTTATCAAAGTAAATGAAGATTCTACAATTAAAGTGGAATACAGAACAACGAATTATACTAACATTTCTAATCCCGATGGTTTAACGGGACAAGAATTGATTGCATTTGTTTCTGAAAAAATAACTGAACTTTCTGCTAATGATGTTTACATTAATGCAGAAGCTGATATTTTGTTAACATTAGGTATTGAACAAACTATTCCTGAAATGACTATTATGGAAATAGTAGAAACTGTATTACCAACAACATAAAGAATGGTAGTAAACTGATTTTTTGAAAAGTGTCTTGGACGGGGGTGCGATTCCCCCCAAGTCCACCATAAGAATTTAGGTCTGCGCCGTGCGATAATGAAGATGACTAAGGGATCACGGACATCCAGATAATCTAAACCAAAATTCTTATGATGGGCTTGAACAGTTTCGACAGGGCAACAAGTACAAAAATTGGCTACTCGTCAGAGTTGACGTTAACACTAAAACAAAAAATAACTGCAAACGATGAAAAGTTCGCATTGGCAGCCTAAACGCTGACTAGGGTTTCAGTTGGTTTCCTCGTAACAGAATAACCAACTACATTACACTCATCACACAAGGAGAATACCATGAGTAACATGACACCATTCGAGATCCGTCTCGAACTTCTAAAACTTTCTAAAGACATGCTTGAACAAGAGTATATGTCTAAACGGGAAGTTGCACATAATAACTGGCAGGTAGCTTCCGAGAATGCTCGCACTCAAGGACAACAGTTACCTAATCAGCCAGAATATTCATCATTCCCATCAGAACAAGAAATCATCACTAAGGCACATGCTTTAAATGGTTTCGTTTCTAACATTTCTGAACCTACTACCAAGGTTACTAAGAAGTCGTAAGGGAAAGATAGGCTTCGGCCTATCTCACACACAGAAAGGAACCAAATGCAAAGTAAGATTGTGCTTCTAAGTGCATTTTTATCAAGTATTATTTTAATGTTAGCTTCAATCAATGTTGATATACACAACATTATGCCAATCAAGGCAAGCTATCAGTCTCTATCAAAAGAGGCACAAAAACACGTGACATGTCTGGCTGAGAATATATATTTTGAGTCGGCACATGAACCCGTTACTGGCCAAATGGCTGTTGCGTTTGTCACTATAAATCGTGTACAGACCGGCAACTATGCTAGTAATATTTGCGATGTAGTAACCCAAAAGACCGGTAACACTTGCCAATTTTCTTGGTATTGTGATTCCTTATTTACCTCAAAACGGTTGACAATCAAGAGTACAAAGTTGTATAATGACATTAGAGAGTTAGCAACTAACCTGTACATCAATTTTGATCGGATGGAGGATGTTACAAATGGTGCGACATATTATCATGCAGATTATGTTAATCCAAATTGGACAAAACTACAAAAGGAGACTAAAATTGGCAGGCATATTTTCTACAAAAGCAAAGGTGACAAAATTGACCGAACAAAAGGAGTTATTTAATATGAACAAAGACCTTATCACTATATGTGTTTCTATGACAATCGTATTGTGTACCACAATCGTTGGAGGATTCATGTATAATTTAAACGACCGTAATAACATGGCCAAAAACATCGAAGCCGCTATTACAAAAGGCGTTGATCCATTGTCTGTTAAGTGTGCATATGAAACTGGAGCTAATCCGGTTTGCATCACAATGGCAGCAACAAAGAAATAATTTAGGAGTATATTATGGCAGTGAAACAATTTAGCATTAATCAAATCTCTAATGAAGCAGACCGCAAGAAATTGTTGGATGCTGTACAAGAGTGTTCAAATTCTATGACACGAATGGACGGAGAAAAAGACTTCATTAAAGAAGCAGTGAAAAAAGTTTCAGATGATTTGAAATTACCTAAACAGGTCGTTCAACGTTTGGTTAAAGTTTATCATAAGCAAAACTATGATGAAGAAGTAGCTACGCACGAACAATTTGAACAGTTGTATGAAACGATTGTAAAATAATGCCAACTAAAGAAGAAATGAAGAATTTTTCTGTGGAGATTGATAGGTTCGTCTCCGAAAGAAACATTAATCATCTTGAAGCTATAGTTGAGTATTGTGCAGAAACGGGTCTCGAAACGGAAGTTGCCGCAACATTAATTAATTCGAATCTAAAGTCGAAAATTGAGTTGTTGGCTTCCGATTTGAATATGCTGAAAGTGAAGAAATCTCGTTTACCCATATGACTGGTTATGAAACATTTGCGTTATTCAATTCTTTAAAACTGCACTTCAACCGAGAATCTTACGATTACTTTAAATATAATGGTAAGAGTAACATCTCAGTTGATGCATTTGAGAATAGGCGTGACAAATACCACTTTCACAAGTTGTCAAGGAAGTATACAAACAAGGAAGACATGGAATTATTTTTCGTGTCCAACTTGGTTGAGAAACCTAACACTTGGGCTGGTGATTTGTTAACTGAAGAAGCAGATATTAATTACAAGACTCACCAAAAGGTGTTACAATCACTATCGTACTTTTTCGAAAATGATTGCCACCTGTTATTTGATGGTTGCGACAATCCATACGATTTGTTCAAAGTGAATGACGGTGATTATCCTGTAATATTACGCAAGACCATGCAGAAGGTAACACAAATTGAAACTTTGTGCATACTTAATAAAATACTTGGCTTTGAACCTAATTGGAATGCTAGAATTGCCGACACTATTCGTTGGCCAGAATTTCGGTTAAGATTGCTCAAGTATGCCACATTTCTGCCACAGGATGTGTTAAAATATAAACTTATTCTAAAGAAGATGATATGATAAAGAAAATCTACCTCGATATGGACGGCGTTCTGTGTAACTTTGAACGCCGTTACCTTGAACTATATGATGAGTTACCTGGTTCTATGCGGGATCGGAAAGACTTTAATGTGAATTGGGATCATTTTGTGCAATCAGAACAATTTAAAACATTGGACTGGTGGCCTGGTGGTCGAGACTTGTTGACGTACATTACACAATATCAACATGAAAATGAAGTCGAGGTAGAGATTCTTTCATCTTCCGGTGGTCAAAAATATCACCGAGAAGTTGCTGAGCAAAAAATTGAATGGTTGCGTGATAAAGGCATTCCATTCAAAGCCAATATTGTTTCTGGACGTAAAGCGAAAGCCGAATATGCCACACCAGAATCGGTATTGATTGATGATACACATGATGTTATACAGGGGTTTATCGCCGCTGGTGGTATCGGTGTACATCACAAAGATATAGGTAATACTTTAATGATGTTGGATAAACTTCTGGACAGGTCGCCTATATAAGTCTATATTATGATAATGTGGACAAAAAAACTATACAACGCAATACAAATTATACAAGGAAATATATATGAGTTCATTTGCAAATCTTAAACGCAATCGTGACAATTTCGACAAGTTGTCAAAAGCGATTGAAGCAACCGGCACTCCCGCAGAAGCTGGTTCTAAAGATGACACCCGATTCTGGCAACCAGAAGTTGATAAAGCTGGCAATGGCATGGCAGTAATTCGTTTCTTGCCATCTCCTGCTATTGATGGTGATGATGCTTTACCATGGGTTCGAGTATTCACACACGGATTTCAGGGACCTGGCGGTTGGTTCATTGATAACTGTTTGACTACTTTGAATGATAAGTGTCCTGTGTGCGAACACAATAACACACTTTGGAATTCTGGTATCGAAGCCAACAAAGATATCGCACGTAAACAAAAACGTAAACTAACTTACATGACAAATATTTTGATCGTTTCTGATCCAAGTAATCCGTCAAACGAAGGACAGGTTCGCTTGTTCAAATTCGGTAAGAAAATTTTCGACAAGATTAATGAAGCGATGAATCCCGAATTCGCTGATGAAACACCTATCAACCCATTTGATCTATGGGAAGGTGCTAACTTCAAGTTGAAGATTCGTAATGTTGAAGGTTATCGTAATTATGACAAATCAGAATTTGCTAGCAAGTCTGCTTTGTCTGAAGATGATGCTGAGTTGGAAACAATTTGGAAGAAAGAATATTCCCTCAAGGAATTTACTGAACCAAAGTTGTTCAAACCTTACGCCCAATTGAAGACTCGTTTGGATAAAGTACTAGGCTTTGAAGGCATTGCACCTTCAACTACTGCTGAATCTATCGACCTATCGCCACCTGCAGCTAAGTTTGCACCACGTTCAGCACCTGTTGACATTGGTGGAGACGATGACTTGGAATATTTTAAGTCTCTTGCTGAAGAATAAACTTTCTTTACTGAACGTTTAGACCCCGCCTTGTGCGGGTTTTTTATAATCTCATTCCGGCAGGATTTAAAATGCTTGAACTCCAAATTTCAACCCAAGGATCAAAGTTGTGTGTTGATGCTGCAGCATTTTGTGGTGGCGCAGCTGGCGGTGGCGCAGCTGCTTGTTGATTCACTACAGTTACATTCGGTGCTGAAGTATCTGTTCTACTTGCATCAGCCAATGCACGTGAAGAAGCATTTAAAATATCACCAGGAATTCTGTTTAAATTTTGCAATCTTTCATTAACTTTTGCATCACTTTGGTCAGCTGGTCTTTCAAATTTCTTCATAAAATAAGCTGTTGCTGCATTTTCATCTGTTAGACTTTTGAATGTGGAGAAATCTTTTTGATTGCTTTTCATTATACTAATCATAGCATCAATATTTTTCTCAGGATTTTTCAAGTCTTCCGCACTGAATTGTGGATGAGCACTTCTATTTACTTGAAATAAACCATAACTGTGTTCTTGTTTTCCAGTTTTTGGATTTGTAGCGTGATTTTCAGCATTTGGATTTAAAGATGATTCGGCCATAGCATTAGCAATAGCTGCTTTTGCTTGGGCATCATTAAAACCCGCATCCTTAAATTTTGTGTAAATTAAAGATGCCATATCTCTGGCAGATACTTGAATTGGAGTTGTGCTTAATTGACGGGACTCTCTACCCCAATTACCATCATTTACACTCATGGTTTTTTGTGCTGAAGCAAGATTTGCATCCCAATTTCTTACTCCAGGCATAGTAGTTACTGCCTTCTCTTTTTCACCATATGCTTTAATTCTTCCTTCAACATCAGCAAGTTCTTCACCCAATCTTTTGTGTTCCAACTGCATCATTGGTCTTGTATCATTTTTAATTTTAGACATTTGGTCCTCAATGTCTTTTTTCTTTTCCTGTAATTTTTGCGGATCATCACTTTGAGTTACTCTACCTAAGATGTAACCAGAACCAGCACCAATTAGAGCACCAAGTGCGGCACCTTTAATTCCAAACATTGAACCAACAGCACCACCAATAGCAGCACCTAATGTCGCCAACAATTCTGGTTTATATCTGTTAATGAACTCACCAAAATAAAAACCAAATATTTTACCTAGTTGTCCAAAGTTATCAATCAAAGTATCAAATGCTGCTTTACTGTATGCGAGTGTAATTTTAGTTGCATTTGATATTGATTCACCAATTTGGTTGACTTGTGGTCCAATAGTTTTATTCACCCAATCATAAATGTCGGTGAAAGACCTTGTGTTGAAAAAGTTGTCAAAATTCTCAGCGAGTTGCCTAATAATTGGAGTTTCAGATTGTGTGTCGATGCCTAAAGCTGCCGCAATTTGTTTTTTGATTTGGCCAAAATCTATGTTTGTGGCCATTTGACCGATAGCGTAAGCGGATGCGGCCAGACCAACAA